ATTTAAGGGGCATCCGCTTTAAAAACATGATACCCTAATTTAACATTTAAATAATTAACTCGTTTTTGTTTAAATAAATTCCCAAATTAACGGCATCGGGAAAGCCGAAAAAAGAACAAGTTTCCTTGTTATAGAACCGTGTCTTCGGAAGATTCCTCGACCACTTCCACAAAACCACCGGACACCAGGTCGGCAAGGTCAAAAGACATACCCATACCGCTGTCACGGATGCACAAGTAAAGCACATCCTTGTCCGTGTAATATTTGCCGTTGAACAGTTCCATTCCCTGCTTCCACGCTATCGGGTCCTCCTTCGTGCCGGACGCTTCAATCTGGACAACCTTGTAGAGAGATTCTGTTCCTATACCCGGTACCCACTGGCTGGCAAATTCATGCTCTTGAATTACCTCATATAAAGTGTCTTCGTAGGAGAACATGAATCCGATTGGCTCAGTCTTGCCAATTAATTCATCCCATTTTGGGAAATACTCCTTATGCTTAAGGCTCTCCTCAACCGTCAGACCTGCGGTGTTGATGTTCTCCTTAATAATCTCATGCAGCGTGTCCACCTTGTCCAGATACTCATCCGACAAGTCGGACGGGTCCAATATCGTTCCGGCATTTAGCATGCGTTCCTTCTCGGCTTCGGACACTTGGCGATATTTGGAAGCCTCCGAAGGGTTGCTGATATACGCCGTATTCCCGAACACCCTTTCATCTATGGGCACATCCGCACTCTGTGTAAGGTAGTGCCCTCCGTCTGCCTGCAAAATCATTGTTGTTCCTCCTTTCTTGTTTCATTATCATTTGTCTTAACATTCATGTCGAACGAATCAAGCAGTGACAGATTGCCGAAGTTTTCCGCGAATTGCTTCATCAAGGTAATCTCCTCGTCAGAATACTCCGTCGCCCCTTCCGACTTGTAAATCTTCATCGCCAGCGCATGGCAAGCCACACCACTACCGTTCAAGTAGATGATATTGGCAAAGCCTTCCCTGCAATCCTGCACAATCACTTCCTTATGATTGATGGAAGTGTAAATCTCAAATCTTTCAAAATTAATTTTCTTCATAATCAATTATCTATTTGGATATGAATTAGTTACTTGCCCGTTAACAGAGAAAACTAACCCGATAGGTCCCAATGTAAAGCTTAGTGCGTCGGTTCCAACCGTTGAATAACCATTCACGGATGTACCTGACATATCAAGTCTCCCGACCTCTTTACTTCCAGAATACCTTCTGAGCATTAATCGAGGGTAATAATTAGTAACCCCTCCGATAGATTCGGTAATGAAAGATATATTCCCTACTTCATTATTATCTTGGTTATACATCTTGATGCTGTTGGAACTTGGGTCCAGTTCAATGCGAGTGCCATTCAACGAAGTGGAAATCTTACCGACTAATTCCACATCCCCATTCTCCTTTATCTTGAATGACCCATTGGGAGAGGAGACATTTCTGAACGTACCGCTTATAGCATTGATAGTTCCAGTCAGCTCCACATCCGTACCTATCATCTTGCCACTTTCCAATACCCGGAACGGAGCGTTGTCCGGTGTCGCGGAGCCTGCCCATATACGCACCTTGCTGCCAGCAATGGAACCGGAAAGACCTGCTGTCACGGTACCGTCATCCTTCTTGATAAGCAGCTGGTTGCCCTGCATGAAGTCAATACTGGCGTTTTTCGCGATGATGAGGGACGTGTAGATAGGACCTACACCGCTTAACTTGGTCCATGTGGACGATGACACTCCCGGCTTGTTGCTTTCCGAGCTTGTATGGGTAGTGTTGCATTTGTAAACGTCCCATCCGTCGATTGCGGCATTGTTCCTTATCATCGCAATATCCACATAACGGGTGCCGCTTGTCAGAGCTTCGTCGTTGCGGTAAGTCACGCCCACAGCCCATTCGGAATGCCGAGTGATGCAGCCTTGGATGCCCTGCTCTCCATCTTTCCCGTCTGTGCCATCTTTTCCGTCTGTACCATCATTACCGTCTTTCCCGTCTTCTCCCTTTGAAGCAAGCAAATCATACTCCGCGGAATTCATCTCGCCGGAAAGTATGTACCCGTATGTCTTTCCACCGTCTTGGGTCTGCAATATGCGCCTACCGTCACTGGTCGTAACAGTCCACAAAGGAGGGTTTGTTGTGGGAACCTTAGATACAAAGGAGCTTCCTCCCATCGAGACAACCCCCATCTTGGGTATAATGAGACCCGTTTTGAACGGTCCCATCTGGGTATATCCTTGCCCGTCCTTTCCGTCCTGAATCATCGGGATGCTCTCTATATCCACCAACACGCCAGAAGCGTCATAGAATGAGAATACGACCTTGGTGGATATGGAAGAGGAAGGGACGCTGACCCCATTGTTTGTTGCCGTCTCCGAGCCTCCGTCTATGGAATATTTCAATGTACCGTCCGTTGTCGCCTGCGACACACCGCCAACGGTTTTCATTCTCGTAGCGGACACACCGGATACGGAGTATGTCCCGTCCTTCTTCTTCACAATGTTGCTTACCGATGTAACCAGGCTGTACAATACCGCATTCTTGCCTCCCTTGACACCTGCCAGGGTGAACTTCAATGTGCGTGTATGCTCTATTCCGTCAGCCGTAGCCTTAAGCGTGATTGGTATCTCCGTCCGGTCGGGCAAAGATATACCTTTCGCAATGGACAACGTAATGACACCCGTTTCCAGTATGTAAGAGGAAGTTATTCCCGTCACGCTCTGCACGGATATGGAAGATAACGCAAGCTTCGTGGCTCCATTCCACATGAATGCGGTAGTGGTTATGGAAACCGCTTCAACCGTTTTCCCGTTCTCGTCCAATGTCGTATTATCCATCTGGTTGTCCAAATCGGCACTGACTGCATTGAACGAATAGTTGGCCCACGGTTCCGGTGTGGAGAAAGCGCTCCATACACCGTCCTTTTTTGTCCGTTTGCTTACCCACTCGTATGGGACAGTCGCCGACACTCCCACGGGGTCGTCATTCCAGCCGGAAGGCACATAGTCATCAGTCTGTGATGTGGCAGGGGTTGCAGGACGGGTGTTCGTTGTGGTGCTCTTGAATATGTATTCGTAACCCTTGCCGTCGCTTCCGTCCTTTCCGCTCTGGACAAGCAGGTCGTATTCCTCCGTATTTGATTCACCGGACAGAATATAACCGTAAGTCTTTCCACCGTCTTGGGTCTGCAATATGCGCCTGCCGTCACTGGTCGTAGTAGTCCATAACGGTGGGTTGGAGGTATCTTTCTTTGAGCAGAATGAACTTCCCCCCATCGTGACAATGCTCAGCTTTGGTACAAACAGTCCGGTATACCACGGACCGAGCGAAGACACGCTCTGTCCGTCCTTACCGTCCGTAACAAGAGGTATCGTCTCCACATCGACCTCCTGCTCGTCCACGTAGAATATGAACTTGATGCTCTTCTGGAAGCTTGATACCGGTACTCCGGAATTGTTCCCGATTGAGACTTCGGCTCCACCGTCAAGAGAATACTTCAAGTCGCCCGTCCCGGTCTCGGCCGTGCCTCCAGAAACCGAAGACTTCAACCGTGTACACGATACGGAAGTTACATTGAGATTACCATTGGCATCCTTTATCACGGCAGATACGCTCGGGACAAGCCGGTAAAGAACGGCATCGGCACCGCCCTTGACACCTGCCATAGTAAACGTGAGCTGCCCGGTGTAGGCTTTTCCGTTATAGGTGGCTGTCAACGCGACGGGTATCGGGTTCCTGCCGTCCAGAGCCACGCCCTGCTTGACACTGAAAGTTATCTCTCCGGTGGAAACGTCGTGCGTCTCGGTGACGTTGGCAGGGAGCGTGCAGGTTATTCCGGTAAGGGTCATCTTCTTGGTACCGTAGCTCATCCATACAACTGTGCTTATCGACGTGTCCTGGTAAACCTTGCCGTCATTGGTAAGGGTGACGTTGTCCATCTCGTTGGTGAGGTCTGCGAACACAGCCGATTCTCCGGGGTCACCCTTGTCGCCCTTGGAGGCAATCTTCTGCCAGTCATTGTTGGTGCCCGGCTCGGCTGACGAACCGTCCTTGTTCATGCAGGCCCATGTGCTTCCGTCATGGGTCACGCTGTCGTAGTAGTCATACTTTCTGCCGGATTCCCAAACGCCCTCATAGCTCAAGTCCTTGGCTGGGGTGCCGTTGGGCTTCAAGCGCTCTATCGTGCCGGAGATGTACACATTCTTGCCGTAGAACGAATAACCGGAGAAGTCCATGCCGCCGATGGAAAGCCCGTTGAGCTTTCCTACCTGCATCTCGATGTTCGTCTCCGGGTCTATCACCCAATTGTTGACGTGGGTAATACGACGGGTGTAGTATCTGTTCTCGTATGTAATGTCCTGGCGGTCCTCGTCGGTGAAGTTACCGTATGCGAAGAAGTTCATGCCCGGCATCGGATGAACGGACGTACCCACCTGAAGCTCATACTCGAACTTCATGATTCCTGCCTTGTTCTCCAGTATATTGGTCGGAGTAAAGTAGGATGTGGCGAAACCGGAATACTCTATGAAACCGTTCGCGCCAATCGTATCCTTGTCGGTGTTTCCCCCACCTATGTTGTGGAATACGCCACGGCATATGTCGCTCACATGAAGCGTACCGTATTGGCCTTCCAGAAGGTCAAGGGTGGCAATGCGGTTCTCGGTATCTACAGTCTTTATCGTTCCGTAGGCGAACGTATTGGCTTTGTCACCCGATATAACGTCTATGCAGTTGAAGGTAATCTGAGGCACAATAAGCTCCTCACGGAATACAGCCTTGTCCGTCTCGATGACAACCTTCCCGTTCTCGTCCAGATAGATGGAGCCTCCGCTTCCTCCGATAATGCCGGAAACGAAGTTCTTGCTTATCTGAATCCCCTTCTCCGCGGTCAGCTTGTCGCCGACTTCCAGCTTGAAGGGGGTGCGGTCGTTGGTGGTCTTGCTGAGGAATATTTTATTTCCAAAGGCACGTATTATAGACTCTATTTGTTGAGTTGTAAAGCCGCCTCTGCCTTGTCCGCTAGAAAGTGAATCTATTTGGTTCTGTATTTTTTCAAGCGTACCGACAGTCTTGTCATTACGAAGTATTATCTCATAGCTGGGAATGGAGCTTTTACCCTCGTTAATAGTCAAACTCTGGATTATTACGCTCCCGTTTATATTTAAGTCCGTATCTTCAAATAGCATTAAATCCCCTTCTTTCAGAGTGTCGTGAATGCTTTTTTCACCCCTTGAGGTAGCTTCTTCGTGCTGCCGTGCCATGAAAATGTCATCCACCTTAGGCTCGTAAGAATAGCGAACATAATCATTTTTGGCAAGATAGTCCTTAGCAGCAGTCAATAGTCTCTGTGAGGCTGCCTGGATATATACATCCGGCATGTCGATATTGAGAAGGACAAACTCGTCTCCCGGGCTGATATTGTATCCTTTGTACGGGAAGTATAGTTTTAAACTTTCATCATAGGAGCGGTTGCATGTCAACACATACTTATTGCCTACTTTTTCGCATTGGGCTATTTCAAATTCCCTTCCTCCGCACATACCGCTTTTCATTGATATGGTAGCAGCCTCGGAAGTCAAGTAGTCATTTATATCAAAACCAATATCCTTTAGCGTGATAGTAAAAGCAGGGATATTCTCACCTTCTTCTATATCATCCATCGTCCCGTCATCTGTCAGTTGTTCTGCGTCGGCAACTTCGTCAAGATTTCCATTGTCCCCTTCATCAAGCGATATGCTTATGCCTGCCGCTCTTAGTTGGTCAGCGGTAATTCCTTCCATTGAAGGATATATCTCTTCCAAATCTCCAGAACCGTCAAAATAAACACTTCCTTCCCTTATTCCTAATGTGGAGATATTGGGGCTGTCTATATAAGGGTCAAGAGTAGTCTTGGGAAAATCTGGCAGCATAAGATTTTCCACCGCCATGTTGTTCGGCAAGTAGTTTGATGGTGAACTGCCTGACAGTTTGTTGTAATACCGGTTAGGCATGTTCCTTGTGCTTCCGTAAGCACGCAGCCGGGTAATGATGCCTTGGTCTTCTTCTGCCGTTTTCTGGATGCTGTACAGCCCGTTACCCTTCCCGTAGCTGAAAAGTTTCCCTATTGCGATTCCGGCAGTTCCAATTGTTATGGTCCGTCCTTTGATGGTGAAGTTGGCTTTGAACTCGCTATTTGCAAGAGCCAAAGCGTCCCATACACTGATATTGTCTACCGTAATGTTTTTGTTGCTGACATTGACATATTCTGGATGAACTGTAACAGTCCATTTCTTTTCACCCTTGTATATCCGGTCAAGATTTACTTGTATCCTTTCGGCCAGCGCATTTATACTTTCCGCATAGAAGCTAAAGACCGGCAAAGATGAATAATGGATTAAATTGTCCCCAACCACATAATCAAGAAAGCTGCATCTTACCAGTTCGTCGGACAACGAGTTGAACTGCACATCTTGGTAATTGAAGGATTCCCCGTTTGTTCCATTACTTGACTTCTTTAATTCAGTCGGAATGTAGTTCAGCTCAAAACGCTCTTCCCGGTAAATCAGATAATCTCCTATTTGAAATTCTATCGGGGTAGGGGAGGATATGGAAAAAGTGACGGAACATGCCCCCATGAACTCTCCATTGTATTCCAATTGGTTGAGAATACATCTTTCGGTCTTCCCGTCCTGGCTATATACAATGAAACTGTCCATTACTGAGCTGTTAGTGTTATTGATGTTCTGGGGTCAGTAACCCGGAATGTGATTTTGAATGTAATGACATCACCTTCATCTGATTTTCTCACGAACAAATCCGGGTCGATGGACTTGTAATACACACCTTGTCTGCCTATTTTAGTATATGTGTCATACACTTTCAGACAAGTGCCGGTATTCCCTTTTCCGGTCAGATAGTCCAGAAAGGCTTCAATCTTGCTGTTTGCCGTGCCCATTTCCCCCTTGTATGCGAATTCCACATCAATGTCGTATGCCTTCAGTTTTATCTCTTCCGGGAAAAATATGTCTTCTCCGTCTTCGTCTGCCCACTCTCTCGCAGGCAAATCCTTGCTCTCTCCATAAGGCATAAACGGGAAGTCCTTGCATACTATAGACCATTCAGTGTAGGTGTCCAATACCGGACTTCCCGATTTATTCTTCTGAAAATAAATACTATACAGCTTTGCCATGCGTTATTTTGAGTTTGTGTCGTGAACAAAAAAAAGAGCCAATTAGCGGATATTTCCGTTAATTAGCTCTTTAGGCTTGTCATTATACAATGCAAATATAATGATTATTTTCTAAATAAAACTATTTGTGTATATAAAATGTACTTGTATTGTGATAATCATACAGACAAGTCTATTTTTTAAGCAGTTTTTTGTTCAGGACTTTCAAATCAAACGTACTCTCTTTATGTTCCTTATTGAATTTCACAATTCTCATCGCACTTTTTCCCAATAGCTGCATTATTTCTATTTTTTGGCTCTGCAATTCAGATATTACCTTGAAAAGTCTTTCTCTAACATTGTCTCTATCCATGAGTTATATATTTTAAGGACGGGCATAGGGTTATGTCGCCTATTGTGGCGGTTAACGGCAATCCTACACCTATAAATTATTGTTTCAATGCAACCGCCACGGAGCAATGGCAAGACAACGTTGTTTACGAAACAAACTTACATAAAAATGTTCGTTATTCAAATATCTGCCTTGATGTAATTTTATTTTTCTATGAATGTATATGGCTGTTCAAGAATTTGTTTACGAAATAGACTTGCCCTTTTCCGGTAACTTTTGATGTTATTGTTGTATGCAATACACCTCCACTCCCAGACCTGACTCCTTTCTTTATTTCAAACAATCCTTGTTCTATGTATTGTTGGTTTGGGATGTTGTACCGTTCTCCATGTTTTCCAAGATAGCCTTTCTCGCGCATCCATGCGAATAATCTTTTTTCTCCTATGGAATAACCATTTTGAGCAATCAGCTTTGCAAGTTCTCCTATTAAGCATGAGCTGTTGGATGACTGAACGGCATTGGTAAAAGCTATCGCAGGGGATGCTTCGGCTACTTTCTGTTCTGCCTCAATACGCTTTTGGCGCTCTTCCTTTAAGTTCTGTAATGCTTGTATTGCAAAATCCGGGTCTGCAAGCAGTTTTTCTATAGTGACATCTGTGGCATATATGCCATGCTTGCGGATTGATGGCAAAACTTCTTCGCATACCCAATCTTGGAACTTTTCTGCGTCGGGAAGATTGCTTCTCATTATCAAACGATATACATCTTTTTCTGGAATATATACCATATTAACTCCACCAATACCATTGCTGTGTGGGCGAAACACCTTTTTGCCTGATTTACAATGCCTTTGGATGGCATCGGCTGTATCGGAATATCCCAATGCAATTGCCACGTCCTTTGCACAGAATAGCGGTTCTTCACTTGTTCCTGCAACTCTAATTTCGCCAAAAGATTCATTCTTGAAAATCTGAATATTATTTTCCATACTACTTTGTCTTTATATAAATGAAAAGGGGAGCACCAGCCTAACCGTATAAAGTGGAAGTTTACGAGTTAAACCGATGTCCCCAAATATCTTTATCTGTGCAGAACTTCCACAAACTGCAACTATGATAGCTATCTTATGGCAGCAAAGTTATTAACAGTTTGAATATCAGTCAAATGTTAATAATATCACTTTCTATCCTATTTTAGGATGAATGAAATAGAATGAAATAACGTGAAATAGAATGAAAATTAATTCTAATAAAAAAAACTTATTATTTCGCTGTAATTTAGATTCTATCCAAACAACAAGCTAATAATTGTTTATTGCCGTTAATTTCATGGGCTTTGTGCCGTAATGTGTTAACCAATGATAAAGGATGTGATACCCATAACTTTATGTTATAATATAACGCTTTGAAATATAGCCTATTGCTGATTGGGCGTTAATCCCATACTTGCCATGTCGAACAACCTCCGTAGACACTTAGCCGAAAGGAAAAACTTTCTTTTCGATAGAATATAGTCTTTCCCCTCTGTAAACCATTCTTTTATAAAAGCCTTTGCTTCTTTTTCGTCCTTGAAAAATAATCGGCTTACCTCGTTTAAGGAAGAGGGATATTGTACTCCGGCATTATGCCTGCTTACTATGTTCCGTACATACTCCTTGACCTTTGGTATAGGGGTGGAGTAGGTGAGCTTATTTGTTTTCATTTTGTTTCTTTTTAAATTATAATTTACCTATTGCCCACCCGGCAGCCGTATTGCTGCCGGGGCATCACAACATGAGCGTTGGTCGAAACCTCAACGTGTGTCTATGCTAACATGTGGCAATATGTTTTTATTAAGGCTTCTAAGGTCAAAATCCGACTTAGAAGCGTTCGGATTGCATTTTGATATAGACATAGGGGCAAGAAGCTCCATTATTTCCAGCTTCTCCTGCTGCAAGGCTGATATTGCATTATATAGTCTTTTCCTTAATTCTTCCATATTCTTTAGGGTATAGTTGTGGCTGTCGGGCATTGGAACCGACTGCCGGATGATTAAAATGGTGTGATTAGTATTTCTTCATGCAGCTAACGAATAAGGCTATGATAGATATAAGGAGACCTGCAATGGCAAATATCAAATTCCAATTGATAGGATTGTGCAAGTTGGGGTTAACGGCAAGATAGTGCTTACCCTCTTCGGTGAGTTTGGCATTCCATACATGACCGCCAACTACATAATTAGCTTTCACCAGACCTTTTCTTTCAATGGAACGGATGGAAGCGGTGAATACATGCTGTGGATATGTTGCCGGGCATTTCCCACCAAACTCCGCAACAATCCGGAATGCTTGTTTCTCTTCCCTTGTTAATTTTATCCGTTCCATAACCTACTCGTTTTCTGCAAATTTACTAAATACTACGCAAAATATGTTATGCAGCAGGGTCTATTTCACCCTTAATCTGCTTGATGGCCTTCCTCACATTCCATTCATTCTCGTACAAGGCGATGATGAAGCGTCTGCCCCTTTCAGTCCATACAGTATAGACGTTGGGTCCTATCGAACCGTCCGAACGTGTATAGGTCTGGGTACGGGTAGAGTGCAATCCCCATGTGGAGTAGGGGGAGTGGAGCAGCCATTGCCCCGATTGGCGATAGATTACGTTTGTGTCTTTCAGCTTCTTGTGCAGCTTCTCCGCGTCCATTCCTATCTGCTTGGCGATTTGTGTGCTGGTCAGAGTGTTCACGCTTTGCAGGTGGTTATTGTAGTAGTTGACTTTCGGAGCAGCCTCCTTGATTTCCTTGTCCTGCAGTTCGATGGTGGCTTGCTGTTGTTCGGTTTCGGCTTCAAGCTGCTTTAGCCGTTCCTCCCTTTTGGCAAGGGTGGCTTGTGCGATGGTTAGCGCACGTGCCATGATTTCTTCGGGAGTGTCGTTTGGGGTGGTGGAGATGTAGCCGCCAGTGGTTCGTACTTCGTGAAGGATTTGTTTAACTCCTTTCTTGAATTGCTTGGCGATTGGCTTACGGGATTGCATAAGGACTTCGTATAATCCCCCTTCTGTAAGCATCCAAACTTGCTGATTTCCACCGGGAGTTACGAATTGTGTAACACCTTTCTCGTCATCATCTACTAAAGACAACATGTGAGAAATGTTGTTGTGATTAATAACTTCTGCTACATCTTTTGCACGAAACAGAGGTTCCTCAACTGTTCCATAAACTGTGAATTGCCGTCCACACAATTCGGTTTGTTTTAGGACTTGAATAGGATTTGTTAGCATAACAAAAAAAATGCACCTACTACGAGCTGCTAACAAATCCATAAGATTAATGTCGGAGGCGTTTCCGCTACTCCACTCGGTAGGTGCAATATCTTTAAAGTATGATATTACTATAATATGTCTTGGCAAAAAAATAACTCTATATGGTAGAGCCATAAGAGTTTGCCTCTCTTATGAACTTGTTAGCACTGCAAAGATACTGATAATCTTTAAAAGTGCAAACTTCTTATAAGAAAATCAATTACTTTTGTTAGTTTTCTAAGTTATTGTGCGAATATATATAAAATATTATATTTCCGCCAAATAAATTATATTATAAAAGTTCAAACATGTTATATAACATGCTATATATAATGACAACAAGTGTTAATAAAAGAGTATCTTTGCTCCAAAATTTAATACGTATTAATAATAATTGGTATGAAAAAGCTGATACTATTTTTATTTCTTTTCGGGTGTGTAGCATATTGTTCTAGGTCTTGCGGAGAAGATGATGATAGTAGCATGTATGATGAGGAATATTGGAGTTCCGTTGCACGAGAAAAACAGATGAGAAAAGCTGGGTTTAAAGAATTTGCAGATAGAGAAAAAAGAGAGCGGCAAGCTCGTTTACGGAATATGAAGAATAATCCATCCGTAAAGGTGGAAAAGCAAGAGGTAAGTACACCTCCCCAAAAGGTAGAAGCCAAGCCCTTATTTTGTATAACATCTAACGAAAAAATGTTTTTGCTTGATAAACCTAACGGCAATAAGATTTTGAATGAAAAAGCGACTGAGTATTTTGGAGAAAAAACTTATTATCGGATAGGTGAAGCGGATAACGTTATTATACTTGAAGAAAAAGATGGATGGGCAAAGGTGCAACATGCTCAATACTCTTTTAATCAAGGATGGATAAAAAAGTCTCATTTAAAAAGGCGTAATAAATCTAATACAGAAAGGGTTCAAAGAGGGCTTAATGATTACAAGGGAAGTAAGGAGCAACAAGAAGACCTCAAAGCGATTGATGAATATATGAAGACACATCCTGATTTTTAGTTATATTACAATCAAAAATATACATTATCTTGCTAAGGCATTCCCCGTTCGTTATCGTTCGGGGATTTTTATGTTTTATAACATAGATAAGATATTGTAATAAATGAAGAATAATATAATGTCTAATTAAATTTAAAGACTTAACTTTGCCGCACATTAATTAACAAAAGTATATATATGAAAAAGATTTTATTATCCACAATCTGCTGTATAATACTTAGCGGATGTGCGAAAACATTTTATTCAGAAAACGTAAGTATGTTGGATTTTAGGAAATACGCTAAAGAAGGATTTATTATTAATCCAACTGCTTCTGGAATAAATTTCAAACCGTTGTCTATGATTAATGTGAGTTTTACATATGGAACGAGCATTGAGAGTGCACTAAAAGGAAAGGATGGCATAATAGAAGAAGTTGATAAATATACTAAAACAGTAGTCGGATATAGGGCAACACCAGAAAGAATGATGGATAAAATAGTAGAAGAATGTAAAAAGATTGGAGCGGATGGCATTGTGAATTTTGATGTGAAACGAGTACGCACTGATAAATACAATAATGGATATTGGGAAGTTTCTGGAATAGCAATAAAACAAGTCAAATAAATATTAGATATGAAAAAAGTTATTTTGTTTTTATTTGTCGCCATGTTAGCGACATCTATGTGTTTTGCGCAAAGTAAGTTTGAACCGCAAATCAAGGTTGGATATGATTTAGGTATTGACGATGACAAAAACCAGTCTTTTGGTGCAGAATTTCTTGCTGGATATAGGTTTAATGAAAACTTTAGGTTGGGAGTAGGCACGGGCGTATCTTGGTGCAAACATTTGTATGAGAAAGCTGGATTAAACTCGATTACGGATAAGTATTACAAGGATTATAAAGAGACCGCATTATACCTTCCATTGTTTGTGAACGGGAAATTTAACTTTATAAAAGGGGGTATCTCTCCTTATTTATCTCTTGATTTAGGATATACATTTTTTATTTCATGTTCAGATTATGCAGACGAAAACGATTTAGGCTTTATGGCAAAGCCTGCATTCGGTGTTGATTTCCCAGTTATGAATGGAAATATTTTTGTAGAGCTTGGATATAAATATCAAAAGAGAGATTGGCCGCTTATCGAAAACGCTGATTATTCGCAATTGTCAATCGCGATAGGTTATTCATTCTAATTAACATTCAACATAATCAAGTCAAGCGGAGGGGACTCCGCTTGACTTGTTTTAAAAAAACATAATGTGTTTTTAAACACCAATAAGAAATTCCCAATATCGGGAATTTTTTCGTATCTTTGTAGCGTAATTCTAAGACGAATGGTAACTGTTGAAATAGAAGATAAAGACTTGGAAGAGTTGATATTTACTGGAAAAAATCATAAATTCAAGAAATTGTCGAAGGATAAAAGGTTTATGCAGGCTTTGTTGCATGTTTATAATACGCTGCGTTCTGCTGAAAGTATAGCCCAATATTCTGAATATAGTTTCTTACATTATGAAAAGTTAAAGAACAACTTATATATAAGTTCTGTTAGAATAATGAGTGGAAGGGTTGAACGCTTATTATTTACTGAACATGATAATGGCATTAGAATCGCCATAATAGAATTAAATGAAACGCATTATGGAAATAAAAAATGAATATAGAGTACCGTTTATAGCAACCCATCCGGGAACTGTATTAAAGTTGGAGCTTGATGAACGTAACATCAAGCAGAAAGATTTTGCCAAAACAATAGGAATGCTTCCTTCACATCTGAATGAAATAATAAAAGGGAAGAGGGGCATATCATTGCCAATTGCAAACAAACTGGAAAAAGCATTGCATATATCCTCTATGTCTTGGATGAATCTACAGAACAATTATGATTATGACATTGAGGCTATTAAAGAACTTGAAATAAAGGAAATTGAAGCCCAGAATGAATTAAATGCATATAATAATTCGTTTGATGTGCATACAGTCCTGAAAAGGCTTGGAATCTCTGGAGATAAGTCTGTTTCATCTATACTTGAAGAACTGAAGGTTATGTTGTGCCTTCCTATTCCCGCAGAGCTTCAACTTTCATCAGGTAAATTCAAGAAATCTATCAATACGGGATTGGATAAAAGAATGATTCTAACTTGGGTATTGTTAGCAAAATGGAAGTCTCGCAGCTTTACTCCCAAAGGGAAGTTTGACCGTGATAGATGTGAAGCTCTGATAGAAAAGCTGAAAGGAATATTTAATAAAAATGAGAATGTTGTTGAGAATACCCAAAATGCTATGTCTGAGTATGGTATAAAATTCAATACGCTCCCTAAAGTAGATAAGGCTTCCATTGATGGGTTTTCTTTTATGGATGATGGAATACCTTCTATAATTCTTACTATGAGATATAATATGATAGACCATTTTGCCTTTGATACATTGCATGAACTTTACCATGTAATGTATCATATCGATGATTGTAATAACGAAATGATAAGCATTGAGGGCAATGACGACAACATAGAAGAAAAGGAGGCAAACAGTTTTGCTGCAAATTCATTAATTTCGGAATCTTTATGGAAAACTGCTCCAATGGTTTCTATGAATCCTTTTATTATTCAAAGGGATTATTTTAAATGGGCTGAAAAAATAGGGGTAAACAAATGGATTGTGCTTGGAAGAATATCAAAGGAAACCGGTATGTATAAATTTAAAACAGATAATTCAAGAAAAATAAATTAGGTGATATTTGGTTCTATTGAATTTATGTATTTACCTTGGAAATTATGAATGTCACAAACAAGAAAATAAAAAAATCTAAGGGTGATAGACTGGGATGGACGTTGAGAAGCGCAGTCAAGCACCCTCCCTTGCGTGAAATTATCGGAGAGGGAAGAATCGTTAGTGACTCTTGCTGCTTCATTTCAGCCAATACAAAAAGAATTATGCAATAAAGCCAGACATTACATCTGGCTTTTTCTTTGCATGACATCCCCATCGGTTTCCACGGTGCAATCTTCTCCATGAATGTAGACATAAACGGATGCGGCACCGCTTTGTAATATGTGCGTTTTCGCACGGTCGTACACATTGATGAATATCTTGCTGAACTTGGAACAGTCAATAGTCACGTCGCTGTCGTGACGGACATAGATGTCGCAAGTTGAAAACCCGTCAAATAGGAGAGTGCCTTTACAGTTGCCGTTCAGAACGGCTATGTGCTTCATGTTCCTTGCTTGCACGTCCTCATCGACAAAGATATTGTTTCTGTGAAGGATGTCCTTGTCGAAGTGCTCCTTTATGAAAGTGTTGGTGGGATACCCTTTCTCTATACAGAAGTCAATCCCGTGCAAATACTTGTCAATCAATCCTTGCTGGTCCGGTTCTCCCCATTGTTCCGTCCATTGTGCGCATAGCCCCAATGATACGGCTTGGTTGAGCAGTGTCCTGCTTAATTCTTCCTTTTTCATATCCGTATATTTAAATTCTGATTTTTCTTTCCCCCTTATTTATTACCATGTTAAACATGTCTCTAACTTCTTGCAATACAGCAACATTGGCTTCTGTGTTTCGGGCGCTTCTAAGCGTATTGTCTGCTATTGCCCTTAATTGTGTAAGCTGTGCTTCTGCGAGTACATTGTATTTGGGCAGAATGTCGTTTCCGATTTTCTCAAGCAGCATTCGCTTTGCGCTTACGTCTAAACGGATGCCGTTGAGATAGGAGTTTGTCAGATTCATTGTTTCCTCGCTGGCTTGAATGCCGGACTTGGACATTCCGGAGCTGGAAGAATCCCCCGTACTGGTAATGGCTCCTCCAGTCGCTTTGTCAAAGGCTTCAAGGAAGGACTGGGAAGCTTCTATCATTGCTTTCCCTTCATTGTCAAAGAAGTTTTTTATAGCTTCAGCTGCAATAACCCCATTGTCTTGAATATCGGTAAATTCCTTGAATAACCCGTTTTCGCCAAAAAGCTTGTCTTGCAGCTTTTCAAACATGGGCTGTATTACCATATTCTTCAAGATGTTGTTGGCAACACTTTTCATGATGTTGTTCACAACATTGTCAAAGGCTTTGGCTGCATCTTCTCCGTTGGCAAAGGCTTCTACCAGAGCGTTGCTTATTTGTCCTGCCCAATCTTGGAAATCTATTCCGTACAATTCTTTAGTAAGGTCTTCTACAAAATAGGCAATCTGCTCATTCAATTCAGCCAGTTGGTCTTTATAGTCTTGTATCTTGCCGGAATCGGATTTCTTTTTGTCCTCTTCATCCCTTAATTGCCCCTCTATTTCGGCACGTTGGGCAACAAGTCCTATATACTGCGCTTGATATTGCTTAAGAATGCTATTATCAAGTTCTTTCCCCGCACCGACTTTTTCTAAAGCCTGCAATGCCTCCGTGTTCACTTGTATATCAAAACGGTGTGTCATGGCTCTGAATGGAGATGACAAATCCTTATTGATTCTTTTTCTCAATTCTTCTACATAATTTATACCTCCATCTTTCAGTGCCTCAAATTGCATTCTGTAACTTTCAGTCAATGGACTGCCTGCGCGTTTGGCTTGTTCTTCCAGTTGTTCATATAAAGAAATGGCGCGTTGTATGCTTTCATCACCACCAAGGGATTTCTCTATGGAATTTCCCAACTGGTTATAAGCGGATTGCATCTCTTCAACTCTCTGTTTGCTGCGTTGTATGCTTCTTTCAAGAGATTTATCATGTATTTGCGCTATTCCGGATATGAGGCTTAATGCCGCACCTGCTGCCGCTCCCCAAGGACCCGCTGATTTCCCGAAAAGAGAAGTGGCTATTCCCATTCCCTGCGAAGCACCCTGCAATCCTCCTCCCATAATTCCGGCTATATCTGAAAGCCCAGAGCCTACTCCAAGATTTTCAAATACTCCTCCTAAGAAATCAGCGGCATTGGCAAGCGCGTCAAACTTCCCGATTACGCCTTGTATAGCTGCTGACTGGTCGGAATATGCTGCTTTTAATTCGTTTTCTGCAGCATCAATCTGTTCTTTGGGGGCACCGCTATTTCTAAGTGAGTTTAGCTTATTCCTCGCATCTTTGATAGTGTTAAAGGAATCCACTAATGCTTTGAATGGATTACGTTCAGTAAGTTCACCACGTAACTTACGTAATGCTTCTACCAGTTCTTTGGTATCTTCTATTGACAATCCTTGTTTTTTAGCGAACTCTTCCACTTTGGAAATCATATCATCCAGCGTAGCAGTAGATACACGGTCAAGGTCATCAAAGATACGTACCCAATCACTGCTTTCTTTGAATTGGTCAAAAAGGACGGAAGATTTCTCTTTTTCGGCTCGTTTATTGACCTCTTTTATAAGGTTGTCAGTCCTTTCATTGCCAATGCTCCCTCTATTGTTTTCTAATTCGGAGATTGCCTTTTGCCGTTTACGCTCAATTTCTTCTATTTTAGCTGAATAATCCTTGTAGTCATTTATCATTTGCAATAGATTATCAAAGTTTTCAGCTTTTAGTTTTTTGCTTTCCTCTTTGATAGTCTGATACAGTTTTAAGATTTCATTGTCACCAAATTTGCTTTTTACAGCTTCTTCATCCATTCCCAGAATATCAGAAAGGGATAGATTACTGCCATTCTTTTTTAATGCTTCCGATAGCTGGTTCTGCAAATCTTCAACGAAACTATTAAAAGATACACTTCCTCCAAAAGCGATATTCATGGAAAGGGACTTATCCCCAGTCGCTTCAAATAGCTTTTTATACAAGTCCCATTTTTCTCCGGCTTGGGAAATATATTTTTCTATTTCCTTCAAGGCATCGTCAACCCCTTTCTTGACATTATCATAATTGATATTCTCTTTCTTCACGCCAAGGGATAGGTACAATTCCATCTGCTTCCCTTTGGATTGGTCTAACTGGTCTTGTATGTATTGGTATGCCTTGCTTGGGTCACTCAAATCCAGGTTTACCCCGTTCTTGTCAAAGATAGGGGCAAATTCAGAAATGCCCTTTACCCTTTGGGATGCGGCTTCTTCACCCTCTATTTTCTTCCACTTGTCGTAAAGCGATAGGGCTTTGCTTATTAGGTCGGAACGGTCTTTCCATTGTTCTGCAATAGGGTCTTTTTCGCTTCCGGATGATTTTTCCAATCCTCCTAAAGCCTTATAAATTTTCCTTGTAGCTTCAAGTTCCTTATTGTAGGATGCCAGTTGCTTTTCTGAATATTTATTTCCAGATGCAAATGCCTTTGTTTTTTTCTCCAAGTCACTGATATTACTGGAAAGCATATCCATATATTCTTCATAAGAAGTTCCTTCTTTGGGCTTTAAAGCATCCATATCTCCTGCGAGCTTATTTGCCTCTTTTTCCCAATCTGCCAAAGGCTTGCTTATATCTATTTTATTCATGGAATGATAAGATTGTCTGGCTGTGTCTATAATGTTAGCCAAGTCCAGACTTTGCTTTTCCAGTTCCAGTAGTCTGTTTCTTGCTTTGGTGATGTCTTCCGGTTTGTATTTAGCGAAGGATAATTCTCTTCCGTTTTCATCAAATCTTCTATATCCTCCTTCTCTGATAATACCGGCAAGCCTTTCCCTTTCGGAATCAATACTCTGCTTTTGTATTTGAGCATTTGCCATAGTTCCGATAAACTGCTTCTTGTATAAATCTTTCTGTTCTTGCGATAACTTTCGCATCTTCTCAACAGAAAGAGATATTGCTACTCCATATTTATCTGTTTGAGTAACTGCATCTTTGAATGTATTGGCAAGATTTTTGGTAATTCGCCCTAATTCTCGACTTTCTTCTGCACTTTTATTAGCTTTTTGGCTAAGGGCTTCGTATCGGTCAATAAGGCTGTCAACTGCTTTATTACCTTGCATCTTGTCGTTTGTGTCAGCAATGGTCTTGTTTAAATCTGTAATAACCTCTGCTGTCGTTTTTACTTCTTCTCTGAACATTACTAATGCCCCAACTACGCTACCAATGAGAGTTATAATCCAAATTATTGGATTTTTCTTCATAGCAGCATTCAAAGCTGTTTGTACGGCAAGTAATCCTTTTGTTGCAATGTTTGTTAGTATTACAGCTGTTTTGTATGAGCCATAGACAATTGTCAACATACCAAGTATCTTCGCAACAGATTCCCAATGTTCCATCAGCTCAGTAAGCAAGTCCAAGCTATCAGAAAGGACACCACTATTGCTTTCCGCAATATCAGCCATCATCACGTCCCAAGCGTCCTGCAAGTTGCTCCACTTGCCAGCAAGGCTTTCTGCAAGAGCTTCCTGCATGTTATAGAACTTTCCACCTTCGTCCGTCAGTTCCCAAAGCACATCTTTCACCATGCCGAAACTTACTTCCTTTCGGCTGATTTTGTCAAATACATCTCCGGCAGAAGTGGCTTCTCCAGTTAATTCTGTGAATTTCTTCGCCAATTCATCCACCAACGGAATACCCGCCTCAGTAAATTGTCTCAATTCTTGCCCACGGAGGAAAGCAGCACTGCGCACCTGCCCATATGCCAATATGATACGTCCCATATCGACACCCACACCTGCGGAAATGTCGGCAAGCCTCTTGGTCGTGTCATAAAGCTCCTCATACGGGATGCTGTATGCTGAAAGCTGCTTGGCGTATGATGCCAGTTCCTTGAACTGGAACGGAGAGACCACCGCCAAATCCTTGATACGGTTGAATATGGTTTCTGCTTTCATGCTGTCTCCAAGAATGGAGGTGAGCGCGATGCGTTGCTTCTGGAACTCCCCGCCAATGGTGTACAATCCCCTTACAAAGCGTTCCACCGTATATATGGAATACACGTTGGCGATTTGGTTTTTCAATTCCCCGGCTATCCGTGATTGGGAGGACATGGTGGAATTGGCTCTTTTCATGGCGGCATTGTGCGTATCTGAAGCTTTTGCTGCCTGCATTCGGGCATTGGCAAGTTTTTGTTCGGCAAGTGCCACCCTTTCTGCCATTTTTGCTTGAATATCAAGAATGCGCTGTTGCTCGAGTGGCGTAGTGTTATATCTATATCCCGCTTTTTGTAATGCCTGCTTGACGGCATCACTGGCTTTAGCCTTATCTACTACTATGTTTATTTTGTATTTTTTGTTATTTAAAGCACTTGATATACTATCGCTAAGAGAAGCACGGTCTACTTTCAGTTTTGCTTTAACCTCAGTGGGTACTTTGATTTTATTGACCTCTACATTAGCCTTGAATACCTTGCTTTTTAAAGCGTTGTCTATTGACTCTCTAATAGTTTGTCTATCGACCTTAACTCCTAATTTGGTGTTAAGTTTAACTTGCTTTTCAACGAGCTTCTTTTTAATTTTTTCATAATCCTGCTCTGTGCAGTCTTTCAAGTGAATGCTAAAATTGAGTGAACCTAAATCTGCCATGTCCGTATATTATTTTGTGTTTCTTTTTAGCGCATCCACGCCATTAACTAAAAAATCATTCAAGGAAACCTTCTGCCCTTTTGCTTCCTGCGCTTTCCTTTTTTCCTCCCATCTTCTGGTAAGTTCCTGCATCTCCTTTGCCGTGTGCTTCTTTTCCCCTCCTTCCGTATCTTCATGCTTATAGGAGACAAATGGCGCATCGCACATGAGGAGTTCATACTGGGCATTGGTAAGGACATAATCCATAAGCCAGTTCGGGACGTTTATCAGCCCCCAGAAAAGAACCAGAGGACGGATTAATTCGGAGTATTTCTCTCCGTTTGCGAACCCTGCTCCTGCCGAAGTCCTTGAAGGATACGCTCTGCCTCCTTTCTCGTCATCGTCATTATCGTGTCCTTCATGTCGGTCAGTAATGTGAAAGCACTCCAGTATTCCAGTCTCTGAGATTCCACTTTTTTTTTACCAATGAGAAGTATTCCGTACAATTCGTCATCCGTGTACTTTTTCCATAGCATACGCCAATATATCCAATGGAACAGCTTTATCTTCCACCATCCGTTAAGGACAATGAGGGATGCGCATCTGGCGGTAACTTCATCCTCTGCCTTGCATGAGTGCAATACATGGGTCAGCTTCCGTATCGTTCCGCGATGGAGCCATTTTATACCGAACTTTTTACCTCTTATCGTAACATAGTCTGTACTGTTCTCCAGTACGTCGTCAAGCCTTTTTTGTTCTTCCTCCGTGGGTTGCTGTATGCTTTTGTTCATGATTGTTTATGGATTAAAAAGAGAAAAGGCGGCGGCACGAAGCTCACCGCCATAAATGCTAAATAGTTGTACCTTCCTGCGTCACCTTTACACTGCCGAATTCGCTGGCAGTGGAGATGTTCACAGTTGCGGTCCTTGCAGATGCTCCGCTGTTTTCAGTAACCTTGACCGTCACCACTTTTCCGCTGACAGATGTCTTGCACCATGTTTCCGTTGATGAAGCGGAAACAGCGCTTTCTTTTGTCGTGGCTGTGATGGTCTTCCCCGTATTGTCAGCAGCGCTGGTAAAGTTCAGGGAAGATGGAGCTACGGTCAGGCTGCTTTTTTTGTCAGGAAAGCGATATTGTCGTCTGACGTTTCATCGGCGGCTCCGTCCTCAATTTCAATGGTCCCGCTTAATGCAAAACCGAACGGGGTGGTGGAAGCGTTCTCGAACAGCGGACGTGCATAGATTGCCATCTTTTTCACCAGTACACATTTTTCTCCGTCTTCACTTAGAAGCGCGATACCCGCATTCAGCTTCTTGCTGTTCAATGTGGCTGAAATACCTTTGAATGCGATTCCGTTGATGGTGGCGGTTTCCACGTCATGCGCTTCTCCTAGGAAGTATTCAACCAAGTCCTTGCTTATACTAGGTACGGTTGCAGCAAAGGTGATATCACCTGCCGTACTCGTCACAGCCCAGTCAGCCTGCAAGCCATGCACTTTAGTGCGGTTCAACGTTGGTTCTGCCTGGGACAGAGACAAGGTGTCAACCGTGACCGGCAAGTCGAAATCTGGCGTTACCGTAGTGAAATTGGTTATTCCTCCCTTAACCAACATGATAGATGAAAGACCACTGAACACGTCCTTCAACTCCAATTTTGTTTTCATTGCCATAATAAATAGTTTTAATCGTTTTATTTTATGTTTACTTTATCACAAGGTCAGCCCTTATCAATGTGGCGCTGAACCCTAATCCGTCACTTCCTTTCAAGGTCAGTTTTGGGATTGATGCTATTATGCAATCATCGCTGATAGGGAATAGGGAAAGAATCTCTCCTACAACGGTATCCATTCGCTCCAGGTCTTCCGACCCTCCCTTTTTCCGTCTTACATACACTTCAATGGTACAATAGGTACGGATATTCCCGAATCCGCTGCCATAGGTCATGGAAGACAACAAGCCGGGCAATGACACCACAATGAAATCATTCATTTGTCTTGCCACAGCTTCGGGGCGGTCATTCGTGAACACATTCTCACTGACTGACCTTGCTGCGTCAAACAATGATTTCAGCGCGTCCTTGTATTTGAAATCCTGCTCATATCCCATATCACTTCATTGGTTTAAAGGTCATTTTGGATATACTTTCCGCATAATCGTATGTGTCTGACAGAACATTCAACCCTTTTCTGGACTCCAGATAGTTCGAATATTCGGTACCGGTACACATAACCAGCCCTATGCCGTCACTCGGAGCTTTGTATGATTTGAGGAAGTTTACAGAAGTGGTTAGACCGTATTCCCCGTTGGTATCAATCAGATTATACTTTTTGATGGGAATAAGCTTGCCGCTTTCATAACTCCGGACCATTATGACTCCGATTCCGTCACCTCTGCTAAGCTTGGGACGGGTCGCATTTTTCAGACCTTGTGTGACAACTGCTGTAATAACCCGTGACAGCTCTCCTTTATAGTATATTCCTACTGCTAATGAGGTCAGCGTGTTTCCGGTAACATTATGGTACTGGGCTGATATTACTCCGTCTTTTAGAAGTCTGATTCCGATTTCCGTTATCCTATCCAGCAAATAGCCGTCAATGATATTGCCCATCTTTTTCTTGCCTTCCTCCAGGACCTTAGCATTATCTTCCATATCCCTAATTCTTAGCCATGTTGAAATACAAGGTTGTCCCCATTTCCGTAGCGTAACAGTCCGTTATCACTTTGGCTTCAAAAGTGCCCCCATAGTCGGTGACATCCACAAGGTCGCCGGAAAGGATTCCCTTCACAAGACCGGGAATGTCTATAGCATAATCGCTCTTTATGACATTGCTTTTGGTGAATGTTCTAAGACTGGTGCTCCCGTACTTGTTGCATTTGCCTTCATAAAGCACAGTCTCTTCCCCTTCGCCAAAAGATGTCTCTCCGGATATGCGATATACCTTGCAGGTATGCGGAAAACGCGGATTGTTTACTTTCATAGTGGACACCTTTTATTCATGTTCATACCCAAATTGACAATCTTGATAGACGATTTCCTTACATTCTCTCCATACAAGGCGTATATGTCATTGGCCATTTGACGGAGATTGCGCTTGTCATAAGCGGAACTTTGTGTACCGCCCTCCTTGTGCTTCCATACTCCGTTGGCATCTTCAACGCTTCCGGTTACGCTCGGTGTACTTGCGCACCACATGTAAAGGTCTGCCCGGCACAAGTCCTTCTGGCGCTTCTCCAACGTGGTGACATCCGTTCCCGGTACAATCTCCCTATCAATCAAGATGGTGGCAATCGCACTGTCTGCAACCTCAAAACCGACACAACCACGGAGGTATTCCTCTATGGTGGTGCCGATTGCTGTATTTTGAGAATCGTTGTCCATTATTTGCCTTTGATGTCAAGGTAATACATCCAGCGTACCTTGTTGGGGACAACCAATCCGGTGACTTCCGATTTGATAACCTGGGTCATGGTCTCGTCCTCGAACAGTTGTCTGATTAATGTACGCCCACCGTCATATAAAGCAGTCCTTGCCCCGGGTGTTTCCATATAGATGGGTTTGCCGCATTGGATGTCACCAATGGCACCATCCGGCATGTAAACCATTACCCCCTCATTGAAGCTCTGCAGGTTGATGTACTCCATCTTTTTGGTGGTTGTATTGAATTTCTCCACGGCAGCGATGGCATCAATGACAGTAATGGGGGCGCCGATTCTGGCCTCGATGAATGCCTTCAAAGTGGCATCATCAATCAGAGAGCCGAATGCCTGCTTGTTTGCCGCATCTGTAATGTCAGGACGCGCATAAGTCACGTATAAGTTACGGAAATACGGCATTGTCAATAAGTCGTCCCAGGTGGTCTTGCTTACTTCCCAGTGTCCGGAAGGGGCAAAGTCCTTCTGCTGGCTGTCCCTTCTCACATCTCTCATAACCTTGATGGGGTCTATTGAGGTGCCGACAGCGCTCTCCTGGGTAACTTCTCCTGAAGAATCATTCTTCTTATACCATGTACTTGTCTTGATGTTCTTGGAGGGAACCTCAAAATCAATTTCCGTAGTGATACCCAACGGGTTGTTGGTGGCGTTGATAACCAGTCTGCCCTTATTGGACACTACCTGGTGGCGTTGGTAGGCTATAGTGTTGTAGTTACCGCCAAGCAGGTCATCAAGCCCGTTGAACAACAGTTCCATAATGGTTCCTTCAATTTCAGCCGTAGTATTGCCGATGGCGTTTGCCAGCATCATCTTTTCTCTCAGAATCTTTCGGCTCATCACAACTTCATGCTTGAATGTAGGCAGTCCTCCCATTTTCAGGCTCAATCCGTCTGTGGATTTGGTTGCTCCGTCGCTGTCAATATCCACATAAGTAGCCATCGTATATGGACGGATGGTAGCCTCAATCTGTTCGTATGTGGGATTGATTGGGATGTTGGGGTTTAACGGGAATCCCAACTGCGAGAAAGTTGCTTCCGCATTGTATTTCTCGGCAAACATGTCGTTGATGTATTTGGTCAACGCGCTGCCTTGTGCGTCGCTAACGTATCCCATTGAAGCAAGACCCTTTGCTACAATGTCATAGAATTGTCTGTCTCTTGTGTACATAATTACCTCCTTCCGTTATGATTCTCTCACAAATTCAATCATTGGAAGATTGGCCTCCATAGCCGGAAGGATTTTCGCTCCAACCACTCTGTCTGCATAAATTCTTCCATTTCTCACCACGGCGCAAGTGGCCAGCGTACATCCGTCGGGGATACACACGTCTTCGAAAATAAGGCCGTTTACCGTTCCGGTAATATCCGTCCATTTGCTGGCGGTAAATGCTTCCGGAGATTCGATTGCCGTTTTGTTCTTGTATATTTTCCCTGCCTGCTCCACTATATCTCCTACCGCATAGGTTTTCGTGGATTCGTATGCCGGGCCTGCAAGTATTACCACTTGTTGTCCTGCACCCATAAACTGCACGGGAGTGCCGGCGCCAATGACTGTACCTGCCGGATATTTGGTGTGGTCAATCATTCCACCCCCCTGATACAGTTCTCTTACTCTGCTCCATACCGGGAAATGACCGCCGAATTCCGATTGGTATTTACCGATAGTGTTGAAAGTTCCTGATTGTCTCATTTTCTTGTCTGTTTTAAAATGTGTTATTTCTTTTTAGGGAGCTTCCCTTGTGCCCTCATGCGTTCCTTGAAGGATTCACGGCGGCTGTTCGTCTGCTCTTCACTGGCTTGTGAGAATTGATTGATACTGGGCGACGCTCCGTTCCCGAAAATAGCCTTGTATCTTTTCTCGTAATTCCGCTTAGCGCAGTTGACTATATCCTCTTGCTTCATGCCATCTGTAATGTCTACATCTGATATGGCTATATTGAGAATCTCTTCGTTGCAGGTGTTTTTACCGTCATTTTCGATTAGCGATTTCAGTTGGCTTCTGGATTGTTCCATTAAAGCGTGAACGGATGCGGCGTTTTTCTCCTCTTCCCTTTCTTTTTTCAACTGTGAAAGCTCGTTCTTCAATTCTTCAACTTGAACGGCAAGCGCTCCCCCTTCTGTTTTCTCTTCCCCATTTGAGGGGGACTGTTGGGGCTTATAGTTTTTCTTAAAGTCCTCAACTCTGGTCGCGACATCGTGGTTGTATTGACCTTGCATCCCTTTTAGAAAGCCTACAGCATTGTTCCAATAAGCCTCGTCAGGTTCCGAGCCTTCGGCCACGGGATTAAGTTCTACATACTTCTGTAATGTCTGCGGTGAAAAACTGGTTTCTCCGAGTTTCTCACTTAATGTGGATAAGATTTTTTCTTGTTCCATCGTGTTTATTTTGTGTTTATGTTAAATAAAAAAAGAGCTTATCAATGCTTTTTGCATCAATAAGCTCTTAGGCTTGTATATTGTAACTTCTTATTCGGTCGTTATTCTTATTTTGATATAATTCCGGCATCTTCGGCATACCGTTCGAAGCAAAATACTTCCTTCCACCATCCTTACATCCGTAAGCTTCTGCCCACATACCGGACAAGTGACGAATGTATTTTGCCCGACATCCCTTTTCTCATCCAATTGGGAATCAATTTTTATCATATCAAACAAATTTCAATGCAAATATAATGATTGTTTTCTAAAAATCAATATATAAACAATCTTTTTATCTTATATATTTAGAAAATAAACATTTAATCGTATATTTGTATCAAATATTATCATAGAGCTGTGAATCAAGCCGGAATATACAGAGGATTTCTGTATGTACCGGCTATTTTTATTTATGGAATACGACATAACTGCACATACTAAGAATGGAGATAGTGTATTCAGCTATGAATACATAGCCAAACTGCGTAAGATAAAGAGTGACTATAACATTATAGCCCAGTCTGGAGGGCAAGAGGATTCATTGGCTTCCGATGCTGATATTGTTATCATGGGGGGGAACCGTGGCGGCTCCAAGACATTTTCTTTATTGATGGAATCCTTGCCGGATGTGAAAAATCCACGGTTTAATGCCGTCCTTCTACGTAATGAGAAAGACGACCTTAGAGACATGATTAATACGTCGTACATTCTTTACTCCCAATTCGGGAATTATAACCGTTCCATATCAGATATGACATGGAATTTTGGGGATAATGCTGGGAAATTGTGGTTTTCCTATTTCGCAGACACTTTTGAAGACTTTAAGAAACGGTTTCAAGGAAAACAGTTCTGTTATATTGGAATAGATGAAATAACACATTGTTCGTATGAAAAGTTCAAATATCTGATAACTTGTAATCGTAATGCTTACGGTATAAAGAACCGTTTTTGGGGTACTTGCAATCCAGACCCGGACAGTTGGGTCCGTGTTTTCATAGACTGGTGGATTGGAGAAGATGGGAATCCTATCCTGGAACGGAATGGAGTAAAAAGATATTGCTTTATGGATGGGGATTCCCCAAATGGGATTTATTGGGGAGATACACCGGAAGATGTATATGAACAATGCAAATCAATCATAGACCCTCTCTGGAATGAATCCTATGAGAAATTGGGGTTCAACAAAAAGACAATGTTTGTCAAGTCTGTGGTATTCATTCGTGCCCGTCTTGAAGATAACGTCAAACTGATTGAAGCCGACTCCAATTATGCTGCCAACCTTGCCCAGCAAGACGAAGAATCCCGTGCCCGTGACCTTGAAGGGAACTGGAATTTCAAAGCGGCTGGAGACGATATTATTAAAATGGAGCACATGGAGCGTTTCTTTAATAATTCTTTCCAGTATGGGGACGAGAAGCGTAGGGTTTCATGCGATATTGCCTACGAAGGAGGAGACAATCTTGTCTTATGGCTTTGGATTGGAGACCATATAGAAGATGTATATGTAAGTCGTGACAATTCCAAACAGACAGAAGAATGCGTTGCCTATAAATTGAGGGAATGGGGAATATTTGAAAAGGATTTTGTATTTGACTTGAACGGGCCGGGGCAGGACTTTAAAGGGAAATTCCCGGATGCTGTCAAGTTTAACAATATGGCGGCTCCTATCCCAATGACAAAAGCTGACGAGAAATCAATAAAATATGTCTACTCGTCTCTAAAATCCCAGTGTGCGGATATTCTTGTAAAAAAGATAAAGAATGGTGGCATTTCCATAAATCCGGAACTGTTATCACTCAAATTCTCCGGGAACGGATATTCCAACATGACCCTTTACAATATCCTCATGAAGGAGCGAAAGGCTATCAGGGACGCGGAAACGGAAAAGGGATTCTCGCTGATTAAAAAGGAGACTATGAAGAAATATGTGGGACATTCTCCCGACTTCATAGAGGCCATGATTTACAGACAGATTTTTGATATAAAAAAGCAACACACTAAACCAAAAGGCTTATGGAGAATATAAGTACACGACAGATTATGGTACGTCTTCCATTTCGGAGGATACTTCCTGATGGTTACAAAAAAGCGATGGGGACATTTTGGGACGGCTCGCCCGTTAATGCCCCGTTAGACAAACCTACGTATCAGATAATGACCCAAACGGATTTCTTACGCGAGTTCGAACCTTCCGGGCATGTAATCAACGACCCATTGGTTTACCCTGACAGATTGAGGCAAGACCCGGAGACAAAGAAATGGTATCGCGAGAAAGTCGTAAGGTGCGCCTTTGCCTTCCAACGGATTATAACAATTAAGCATCTTGTTCATTTGTGCGGCAACGACATCCAGTTCGAAATGGAAGGGGATAATGAAAATGAAAAAGTCAAGGATATATTTTTTAAGTTTCGAACCGGATGGGCTGTCAAAGATATGGAGATTGCGTGGTATGAAGCCGCGAAGTCTGTGAAAATAACGGGTGATACGGCATTTGTGGGCTACCTCCGTAAAGGAAAATTCTATTGGAAAGTGTTTTCTTTCGAGAAGGGGGATACTTTATATCCGCATTTCGACAATGTGACGGGTGAGCTGATTCTATTTGCCCGTTCCTATTCGGATTATGATGACAAAGGCAATTCTGTTACAGACTGGCTGGAAGTATGGGATGAAAAGTATCTCCATCGTTTTAAAAGGGGGAAAAGCGGATATGACAAGATAAAACAAGTCATAAAAAGTCTGTTCGGGCTTGATGGGTATGAACTTGTCTCATCACAAGAGCATGGCTTTACTTTCATTCCGGTAGCTTACCACAGAACTGAATCCGGAGCGTGCTGGTCGCCTTCGCAAGACAGCATAGACCAATACGAACTTGCCTTTTCCCAGTTGTCTCAGAACAATATGGCCTACGCTTTTCCGATTATGTACTTTAAAGGGGAGAATGTTGACATTGAAGGGGGGATTGACGGGACGATAAAATGTATCTCTATGGGACCGGACGACGAGGCAGGCTATCTCAACAAACAAGATGTCTCTACGGCTTTTGAAAAGCAACTGGACACTCTTTATAAGCTGATTTACGAACAGTCATTTGCAGTAATTCCACCGGAGGTAAGAAGCGGAGACCTTCCGGGAGTGGCGATAAAGCTTCTCTATTCTCCGGCCTTTGAGAATGCCATGAAGGATGCCCAGGAATACAACCGTCTCATTGATGACATGGTGAGGATATTCACTTACGGATACGGCGTCGAAACGGAGAATCTCATAGACCTGCAGAACTTGAGCGTTTATGCCTGGATAAAGCCGTATATCCATCTGAACGAGTCTGAGCTTGTGCAGAACCTTGCTGTCTGTGTGCAGAATGGATTCTTGTCCCGACAGACCGCAAATGAGCAGATTCAGATGTACAGCAATCCCCGTGATTGGGATAGGATAATGAGAGAAAAAAAGGAAGAACAGCAGACTGACCTTCTTTACGAATTGAAATCCAAACAAGCGTCCGCTGCCAATAATGGAGTAGAGCATAATCCGGGAGGAGATGACAAACAATGAAACAGCCTACACGACAGCAGATACAAGAGGCAAAGGATTACATAAAGCTGAGACTTAGGGCTGAAATATCCATGCAGGACAATTTGGAGAAGGCGCTTCTACAAGCCGCGAATGAGATTGTCGGTATATCCATGAGATACGGGATAAAGCCCTCATTTTTCCGCTTCTCTGCCAATAAGGAGCTGAATGATGAAGTGAATAAGGTTCTTGATAAACTGCGTGGAATTATATATGATTACACGGAGACCCTATCCGTCTATGACCGGGAAAATGACCGTGATGCGATTGTTGCATTCATCAATAGGGAAGACCACGGCAAGACGCTGTCCGAACGAATAAGTATCTACTCCAACCGTTTCAAGTATGAATTGGAAGCCGCCATTGCTGCCGGGATGATAGCAGGTATTGGCAATGAAAAGATAAAGGACAATATAAAGGCAAATCTTAAATCTCCGTATTCGGACCCGTATTTCAAGAGGGCTGTGGAAGGAGGAAATTCCTCTGCCACACGTATAAAAACCGACGGCATCAGCTACGGGGTCGGGAAATCCAATTCTGCCTACAATTCCCTGAATACCCTTACCCGTTTTGTTGTAGGCTCCGCATGGATGTGGTTTTGGGGCATTGAACACAAGAATAATGGGTTTACCGGGTTCTATTCGTACCGCGGAAGCAGCTACCCGTGTTCGTATTGTGACAGCATGGTCGGCTATCATCCCATATCCGACTATCAGAACCAATGGCACATACGGTGCTGTTGCTATTTTGTTTTTGTATAATTCATAGTTTTAACTGTTATGCTGAGAGGAAAAGAGGAGAAAATATCATTGAGTAGAGGATTGGTTTCAGAATGCAAACGCATTAAAATCAGTGCCAAAGAGAAAGCTTTTGCCGACCTTGTCGCTATTGGATGGAAAGACAAGGACGCTTATCTTGTTTCCGGACTTTACAACCCGGTGTATTCTTCCAAGGCGAATGAGAAGGATATGAATAAACTATTGACGGAGGACGAGCGTTTTATGGCATATCTTACATCTGTCAGCAGGAAAATCCAGCGGAGACAAAAGGAAAACGAAAAAGAGGATGATATATCAGTCGATGGCATCAGTGAAGAGGATATTGCTTCCGAACTGTCGAAAGAGAACCAACTTCGCAAACTTATTGCAGCCCGTAAGAAATATGACGGGAAAGAGGGATGCAAGGAGTGGATTGACCTCACCAAAATGATAGCGGACATTACACAGATTAAGAAGGACGAGATAAAGGAGGAGGACACCACAGTCCATTTCTATCTGCCACTTTCATGCAACAACTGTTCCTTGTACCTTGCTGCCAAAAAGAAAGCCGGGGGATAAAACCCGGCTATTTCTCCATTTCCTTCTTCATCTCATACATCTGCCTTTCCTCCTCAATAATCTTGGCGTCCTCCTCGTCGGATATGGGCTTGGCATCCGCACGGTCAAGGGCGGTGCCGACTGCCTTCAACACATCCACCTGCAACTCCGCGTCAATGCAGTTTGCTACATACTGCGTATTGCGTATTATAAGCATCGGCAGATTGTCTACCTTATCTTCTATTGGGGCATTGTCGAGCAGCATGAACATCACGCTTCCTGCCCCATATTCAACGGAGAAATCTCCGCTTACGGTTGATACCTTAATGAAGGGCAAATCGCCTTTCTTGTACTTGAGAATAACAGTATTCCCGATTTGTCTCTTTCCGAAATCCATAATTCTAATTTATAATTATTAATAATCAATGTCTTCGTTCAAAAAATCGTCGTCGGAATATTCCCATCCTTCGAACATATTGACTTTCGCCTCCTCTGCAATATTGGGGACGTGCTTCATGAAATTATTCGCAATGTCCTCATTACCGCACCATAGGGTATAGACGTTGCTGTATCCCTTGTCCGCACGTTTCTCGCGTGCATATCCGAGCGAAAGCATGTCAAGCCCCATTTTCCTCTGGGAAACCGGGACCACTCCGTTTTTCTTGCAGAACCTTTCATAATTCTTGTACACCTCCGAGGAAGTAAGCTCTATAGGCGCTTCTCCACCGGACTCCTCCGGCTGGCATTCCTTGTACTTGAAGTATTCGGATATGCTTCCGTCCACAAGCTTGCCGTCCTTCCCCATCACGGTAGAGCGTATCCTCTCCAGCTTCATGTCTATCTTGCCGCCAAGATTCTCCGGCATACGCCAATTGTTTTTCTTTAGCTCGCACAGCCCCTTGACTATCCACGCCATGATACCCGCATGTTCTGCCCTCATCCTTTCCGCAAGCATAGTGTCCCTTTTCTCCACGGGAATTGTCTTGTCGAAGTTTAGCACCAGGGCACGGCGCTGCATGCTCTCGTCGTCCGGGTCGTCACGGTTCAGGAAGTCCTTCGGCTGCCACCGGTAGTTGGAGTTGCACAGCATTATAGGAGGTCGCTGCATCATGGTGATGTTGCCTCCTATCCCCCGGCAGGCAATAGGCTCCCCACTTGATATGGCCTTGATGATGCTCATGTCCCTGAAATCGCCACGGTTGCTTTCCGTGCAGTACATAAGCCTTTTCCTTGACATCGAATAGGCCGCACGCAACTGCTCGTCACCGCCTCTGGCGAACTGGCTCATCTTTATGTTGAGTATTTCATCCTCCCCGAACATGTCTTTCAGGACCCGGTAAATGACACTCTTGCCGTTCGCTCCGGTTCCCTGCAATATGAGAAAATACTCAAAACTGATATTCTTCCTGTTGACAAGGCACGCGCCAAGGAACATCTGCAGTATTCTCCTCTTGTGCTTCTCCGGAAGGACCCCGTCCATGTCATCCGTAGGGAGCCAGCTTTCCCCAAGGAAGCTTCTCCATGTGGGACAGTTGAAAATCTCCTTGCGGTCATACTTGAAAGGGTACATCTTCACGCAGTCGAACTTCGGGGAGTGGGGGTAGACCTTGAGCCTGTTCATGTCAACCACGCAGTTGGTAAAGCACATGATGCTCAAATCCGGCTGAAGCTCATGGTCCCTAATGACATTTATTATGCGGTTCATGTATGCGTACATGTTTTTGTTCGTACGGTCACGGGCGGCAACCCCCATCTTCTCCAGCCATCTGTCAACGGCATCGTAGAGCACGTTGTAGTCCATGTACTCATATATCTTTCCCGTAAAAACATACAGAGGGACACGATAGTCCGCAATGTCTTTCGTCACAACACCATATCCCTCCCTGAACAGCTCCTCAAGCCGTCTTCCGTATCGGTCTATGCGCTCAGGATTGCTCGTCACCAGAGATATGTCCCTGAACGTAGAGGCGTATTCGTCGCAATGCCGTGACAACAATCCAAGTACATAATCCTTCAATTCCCTTCTGTTCATTGTATATCGCTCATTTTAAGTTAAAAAGAACATAAACATATCTGCTATAGGCGCATTTTATAAAAATAACCCTCTTCTTTTACTTGTTTGACCTAAATACATATAGATATGCTCTTTATCTTCATTATGCAAATATACAATATATTGGATATAAACCAAGTATATATTATATAAAATATTGCCGATTTATTAGAAAATACCATAGAAAAAGAACTTGCTTGTGCATTATCATAAAAATAGACCCAATTTATGTTGGTAAAACATCCTTACATTGCCCGAAAAAATGAAAAACAAAAAATTTTTAGGAGAGGTGACTGCGCCCAATATCATTACAAATTATAGGGGTGGGGGAGGTACTGATTGAGGGTGTTCATGTGTGTAAATCGTTGTAATATAGCTATTTCGTCTTTATATTATATGTATAATATAAAGTTTTGATTTGTTTACTACTTTACGATGTGGCGTTAGGATGATGTGTGCGAAATCGCACGGTTTTGAGGCGAAGACACCTCTTTAACTGTTATAGAAAATATCTATATTGTTGCGTTTTGTTATAAATAAAATCTATTTGTTTGGTTTTTCTTTTATGCTGTGTCTGTATAGATAATATCTATAGTTTCGCCTATTGTTATAGATATAATCTATATATATTGTGCATGTGTTTTTACTGGTTCTGGTATTATATATTTACTATTAATTGGATGTGATGTTATACTTATAAATTGCTGTAGATTAGTATTTTGTCTATATGTTTATTGTGCTATAAAACATATACTTTTCATAGAAATATTTTGCAATATTCTTTGCTGTTTACAATATAATTCGTATCTTTGTAATGTAAGAAAGAGGTAAACATAAGGTTGCCGTTCTTACAAGCGTTGTTTGTATTGTGATATAAAAAAGGAGCTGCAAGTACTGACAATACTTACAACTCCGAAAGAAGGGAATAACTCAGACAAGTACCCCCCCTAAGCAGGAACAAAGGTACTTGTCTGGGTTATCACTTCCAAATTATCCTCTTATAAAATGACGCTGTACTTTGAATTATTAACAATTTAAAATATATCATCATGACAGCAATGAATTTCTACACCGCAAACGGTTGGGCTGGTTCCAACTATGACAGCAAGTTAAGTACAAAGGAAATCGCCGCAAAGGTCAGGGTTTTTGCAAAGAAGAATTTCCCGGAATTTAAATTCTCTGTTCGCTCTGAATGGAGTATGTACACGGATTCGTTACATATTGAACTGAAAGAAGGTATTTGCATTCCCTTTGTTGAGGGGTCAAGAAGCGCGGAACGCGGTTATATGTCCACGATGAACACCGTAAAGGGCTGGGAAAAGGATTTAACGCCCGAAATATTTAAAGTGCTGGACGCTGTTACGACTTATGCAAGTTCTTTCCGTTATGATGATTCGGACGGTATGCAAGACTATTACGACACTAATTTTTATTTAAGCATAAAAGTGAGTGATGAATATAAGGTTATAGAACCGAAGGCGAAGAAAAGCAGCGTTAAGGCTGAAAAGGTTGAGGAAGCCAAAGAAGTGGAAGCCGTGACGGTTGAAGGCCTGGAAATCGTGGACTATTCCGAAAAGGCGATCGCGGTGTTTGGCGATACAAAAGCCGTCAAAGATCAGTTAAAGGAACTGGGTGGACGCTTTAACCCGTCTTTAAATTATAACGGTGAAAAGCGTGCCGGATGGATATTCAGCAAGAAGCAAGCGGACAAGGTGAAAGAACTGATAGCGCCTACAGAGTTTCCGGCGCTTCCTGAAATAGAAACATCTAAGGATAATATTATAGAATGGAAAGAAATTCCTGGATGTGGTTACGAAGGTATAGAACTAAAATATATCGGAGAGGGTAAGGAATACGGATGTATAGGGCGTTGCGACAATGGTACATACTGGGGGGCATTCGGAGGCGTGCAGGGTTCTACTAGTGGATTAGCTCCAGTTCGGAAAGTGTTTGATAATGAAACGGATTTATTAAACTGGATGAAATCTAATGGATTTGTTTATGAAAAGAAATGCACTTTATGCGATTCTGTGATATTAGAAGAACCCCAAGGGAATGACACCCCATTAATTATTGACGATTATGCAAAATATGATTCGTTCGATTATCCGACAATACCCGAAGAACTGGACGGGTTTAGACTGGGGGAGGTCGTTTATGATCAGTGCGGAGAAATAGGCGTTATATTGGCTTTTAATGAAAAAAACGGTACTGCCCGTGTAAATTCAAACGGTTGTTGCAATGTCGGCAATTTAAAGAAATGTCCTAAAGAAATAGCGGAAAGAGAAGTTAAGTACATGGATATAATACGACCGGGAAAAGCTTTAACGGATTGTACCGCTGAAGCGCACCCGTTCGATAATATAAGCTTTACCAAAACGGACAACTTTAACGGCGTACACTATTACGATATTGAAGGCGCGGGAAACATAACCAGCGCGAAAGTACGTGCAGACATACAACCGGGCGATGTTTTCAACGTATACACAGCGGAGGAACGCAAATACGGCGTAACCTATGACGGTGTAAGTCTGGAAAGCAGTTTAAAAAACGATTTACCCGGTATAATTGAGTTTCACGGCAAAATAGAATCGGGCACGCTTAGCGTTTCATCATATTACACTCCGATGGATGAGAACGTAGAATTTTACGAGAAAAAAGTAAAAGGAAAACGATACATAACGGAAAACAAGCCTAAACGCGGTTATTATTATGTTATAGATACCTTGGATAATTGCCCGGTAGGATTCTTCCAAACAAAGGGAGAAGCCGAAAGAGAGGCGGAAACACTTAACGGGTTCACGGATGGTAACGGACGATTAAAAAGTATTGTATAATGTTCTGCGTTATGTTGCCGTTATTCGGTGCCGTATTGTTCATCAGCGGTACCGATATAGAGAGATTAAGAAATTACAAAGATGAATCAGATAAATTCTAAGGATATGAAAAAGGAAATCTTCCCGCGTAGTGTTGTTTGCGATAAAAATGTAACAGACGTGAATCAGAATAGTAAATATATAGTTAGAGAATCGATTGATTTTGGCTGCAAAGTTTATAATGTAGTAAACACTAAAACGTGTAATCGTGTCAATTATTTTGCAGATTACGAATCGGCCAAAAGATTTGCAAAGAAACAAAACAATTCGATAAACAAGAAAGGAGAATGATATGTATTTAGGTTTTATTCTTTGGGCAATTATTCTGGTTGTAATATTGTGGGATATCAGTCCAGTGCTGGTTATTACGTCGGCTTTGATAGGCGTTGTGCTTGCTATAGGGAGAACAAAAGATAACAAAAGCGTAAAATGATATGGATACTTTAAAAAATGTGTTTTTGAAGAAATATCCGCAATACGGAAAAGTGTTGCGGGTGTACGAAGAGGTTAATGAGACGGAGTGTACATTTGAAAGTATAACAAAGCCGAGATTGTATAATTTTGTCCAGGCTCTTAACGAAAGATTGGCGACAAATAGCGCTAAAACCTATTGCGCTATGCTTAAATCAGTCCTAAACTTGTATAATGATGTATATTCCTTCCCGAAAGGTTTTGAGGCTATATTGACCTTGAAGAAGGATGCTACGCAAAGCACTTGGTTAACGGACGAGGAGATAAAAACACTGTTGGCGTATAGCCCAGTTAACGAGACGGAGCGGGCCGTGAAAAACTGTTTCCTCCTTGGCTGCCTTACTGGTGCCAGGCATTCGGACTATATCGAATTCACAGAGGACAACATAATAGACGGAAGACTGGTCTATGTCTCACGGAAAACCAAGATTAAAGCGGAGATACCGGCAGCTCCTGCCGTGCTTCGGATATTGAAAGAGAACCGGGAATACGGCATCAATGAACGGAAGGTTTCGGACGTGACATTTAATGACACTATAAGAAGTATTTGCCGGAGATGTGGAATAAACAAACGGACAAAGCTATATCAAGCCGGAGAATATATAACCGGCGAAAAGTGGGAGTTCATTTCCTCACATTCGGCCCGGAAGTCTTGCGCTACCAACTTGTATCTGAGAGGTGCGGACTTGTATTCCATCAGCCGGATGTTGGGTCATTCCAGTGTAACGATGACTGAGACGTATATTTGTTGCGGACTGCGTGAACTCTCTGATAGGATAATGGGGTATTTCAACGGTTTTAAATAATATGTAAGCGAGGCTGTAAGATATTTCCATGAAAATCGTTTGATGGTCCCTTGAACTTATATCCTATTCGTGTGGCAATTGATTGTTTTTTATCGGGAATTGATTAAATTTGCAGTCCCCGAAACAATAGAAACAACATGAATCCTCTATGAAGGAGTGTAACCCGTAGTCAGTCGGGTTCCGGTATCTATGCCGGTGGGGACACTTCTTTATAGAGGATTCGCCATTTAAAACTGTTATTATGAAATATATATCTACGATTATTATTGTAGCGTGTACGATGATTTGTGTTATTGCTGCATTCTCTTCTTTTTGTTATGTCGGTCAAGAACTGGCATCAATGGCTATTTCAGTATTATCGATTATTACTACTTTACTTATTGGATGGCAGATATACAGTTTTCTGACCGTTGAAAAAAGAATTGATGAAAAAATACATGTAATGAGTGCAAAATTGGAAACTAAAAATAATCATACCTTTCGGGCATATCAGCTTGCGATTTCAGCATATAAAGCATATTGGTGTGGTCGAATGGCAACCGCTATGGATATTTATATGCAAGCTTTAGACGAAGCTGTGATTGGCGAAAATGATGATTGCATTAATTATGTAATAGATTATTTAAGCTATACAAGCGAGAAAATGAATAAATGGGATGATAAGTTGTATATACTTCCAAATAGGAGACGAGCATATGAGAATATCCTAAGTAAAATTGAAGGAAGAAAAGATGTATCAGACATTAAATTTACTATCAAAAATGCAGAAGAAAGATATGAAAAGTGGTCTTTATCCAATGCGGAAGCTGACTTATAATAGCCAGGCAGCCTCACATTTTGTCTGCTATTGGTGAATGCCATCCATTTATCTTACCTATTAGGCATATTATCCCGGTAATTGCCAGGATGAATAATAATATACAAAGTAGTGCAACCATTTTTGTTAACATTTTCTTTTTCACAAAGATAGCGATTTTTTTTTTATTATGCACGAGTTGAGGAGAAAAGTATTCGGTATAATCATTACCTTTGCCGCAAAAATACCAAACCATGGCACAAGAAAGTAAATACTCATACGACGAGGAAAGCGTGAAAGCTATCGTCCATTGGGCACAAACAGCCCAATTGCCCAAGGAAGTGACATTAAGCGAATCGGAACACATCATCGATACGTCCATGTACGTCCACGCCAACATCTGCGACATCAACCAGCACTATCCGGACCCGTTCTACAATCCGGCGATTGACCGGCTGTACAGATTGAAGGAATTCATGGAACAGCAATAAGTTTATATAACCCAGTGGGTTGTTTCGCATGTTTTGGGTTGAATTTAACCCACTGGGTTGTTTTGCTTATAGCTTGCTATCCATCTTTTCAAATTCTTCTTGTACTGACTTGTTCAGTACCTTAGCGTATATCTGGGTTGTCTTTATATCTGTATGTCCCATCATTTTGGCAAGGTTTTCGATTGATACGCCCATATTCAATGCCATTACAGCGAAGCTGTGCCGAGCCATGTGTGAATGAAGACTTAATTTTATTCCTGCTATTTCTTGAACGACCTTCAATCTTAAGTTGTACTGATAGTTACTTATTTTGGGTAGATTAAACTCGTATTTTTTCAATATCTCAATGGCGGGCTTGAGCAGCATTATGAAATACTCTTCATCGGTTTTTATTCTTGCATCCCTTATGAAGAACTTATTCCCTTTCCTAGTTACGGTGCTGAAATCGAATTTGAACAAGTCTGCATAAGATAGTCCAGTATAACATTGGAAAATGAACAAATCCCGTACCCTTTCAATACTTTCTGATGATATTTTCAACCTTTGTATCTGATTTATTTGCTCAAGGGTGAGGTACTTTATCCCTTCGCTCTTTCCTCTGTCGAATTTAAGCTTGTTATATGGATTTTCGTTTAAAAGCTCATATTTCATAGCTTCATTTATATACCTCTTTAGCCGCTTGTGATATCCATGTACGGTGGTCTGTTTGGTATATTTCCTATGGAGGAAATCGTCATAGTACATTATGTTGGCTGTGGTTATGTCGGTGAAATAGATTATCCTTCCGAACTCTTCCAGGGAATTAATCAGTGAGGCATGTGTATTGAGTGTTCCTTTTGTCAAATCCGTCCTTTCACTGACCCTGCGTCTCACAAAGTCTATGAAACTTTCTTTGTGCTGGGAATACTTTAGGAAATGCTCTAGTTTGTCAAAGCTGAATTCCTCTTTCTTTTTTATGAGGCTATTGATGAATTCATTTATGTTCTGCATTTGCGCATCGAGCCTCTCGTTTAGGTCCAGGGATTGGACGGTGTTCCTTACTTTAGTTTTTTCGCTCCATTGATCAGAGTATAGGCGAACTCCCGTGGTGAGCCACTTCCTTTTTCGTTCAAACGTTATTTCTATCTGAACGGTTCCTTTTGTAGTCTTGCTTGCCGTATGTTTCCGGTCAAACACAAATCTTGCTGTAGGGTACTTCATAACTTTAAAAGATTTGGTATCACACAAGGGTATCACATTTGCCGCAAATTTAGTGAAATAGAGTGAAATATAATGAGCTAAAATGAAACAAGGGAAATGCCGCTTTTGCTCCTATAAATCATTGATAATTACCTAAAATGCTGATAATAAATAAAAAGGGACTACGAAACTGTAATCCCTTTCTGTGAACCGCTTGGGGCTCGAACCCAAGACCCCAACATTAAAAGTGTTGTGCTCTACCTGCTGAGCTAGCGATTCAATCCTTCATTGCTGTTAAGCGGATGCAAAGATAGATACTTTTTTGAAAATTGCAAAATAATATCATCTTTTTTCTTATCTTTGTCCCCATTAATCCTTGATATTAATCATTATCACTGAACATTAATCATTAAATACATGGCAACAGTAGACGATAAAAAGATTATCTTTTCTATGGTTGGGCTGAATAAAACCATTCAGCAGAACAACAAGCAGGTACTGAAGAACATTTACCTCTCGTTCTTCTACGGGGCAAAAATCGGTATCATCGGTCTGAACGGTTCGGGTAAATCGACCCTGCTGAAGATTATCGCCGGATTGGATAAGTCCTATCAGGGCGAAGTGGTGTTCTCGCCGGGATATTCTGTGGGATATCTGGCTCAGGAACCGTACCTCGACCCCACCAAGACCGTGAAGGAAATTGTAATGGAAGGCGTGCAGCCCATTGTGGACGCGCTGGCAGAATACGAGGAAATCAACCAGAAGTTCGGCTTGCCCGAATATTATGAGGACCAGGACAAGATGGACAAGCTCTTCTCCCGTCAGGCCGAATTGCAGGACATCATCGACGCGACCGATGCCTGGAACCTCGACAGCAAGCTGGAGCGTGCCATGGATGCCCTCCGTTGTCCGCCCGAAGACCAGTCCGTAGAACATCTTTCCGGTGGTGAGC